TAAAAGACACGAAGGTGAGGTCTTAGAAGTCTACGAAGATTCGTTAGGATATCTAACATTAGGCGTGGGTCACTTGATTCAGAAGTCAGACCCCGAATACGGACAACCAGCTGGAACTCCAGTTAGTCAAAATGTAGTAGATTTATACTACACAGATGATTTTGATAAGCATGTCGATGAAACGATTCATGTATGTGAAAACAACAATATCGTTTTTGATGCATTACCTGAAAACATTCAACATGTTCTAGTGAATATGTGTTTCAACTTAGGTGCAAATCGATTAGGTAAATTCAGAAACATGTTAGCTGCAGTTTCTACATCTGATTGGAAAGAGATGGCAAGTCAGATGGAAGACAGCAGATGGTTCGGTCAGGTTGGTCGAAGATCAGTTGAGTTACAAGAAATGGTATTGGAGTTATCATGAGTAAAGATATGACAAATGACTTATTGAAAGCTGTTGTTGCACATGCAGATGGTCAGATAGAAAAGCACAAAGTGAATGTTCTTGTACAATGCAAGAACTCAGTTGGTGTTGCTGAACATGGTGACCATGTAGAAACTATTCAAAAAGAAATGGAACAGATTGCACATTATGAAGACATAAAAGATGTAGTCCGTAAACATTTTTCAGATTATACAGACAGAACTACATTGACAGAATAGTATCCCTCTAGTATAATTATATTATGGATTTCTATACAAATGTATGTCGAACACGCGATAAAATATTAGTCAAAGGTTACCAAGGTAAGAAACAAGTCAAGATGGCTGTTACTTATCGACCTAATCACTACATTCCCTCAAAGAAAGGGGACACTGCATTCAAGTCATTAGATGGTAGATCACTGGAAGCAGTGAATCTAAACTCTATGGGTGGTGCAAGAAAGTTTCGAGAGAGATACTCAGGTGTCGAAGGATTTGAAATCCATGGATACGACAAGTATATCTACACTTATATCGCAGAGAAGTTCAAAGGTGATATAGAATACAATCCTAAACTAATCAAAGTTGCATCCCTCGATATCGAGTGTGAGTGTGAAGATGGATTCCCTGAACCAATGATCGCTGGAGAGAAGGTCAATGCAATCTCCATCAAACCATTTGGAAAAGAAACTGTAGTATTCGGTATCGGCCCATGGAATCATGATCGTACTGATGTGATCTATAACGAATGTACAAACGAAGCAAACCTATTGATGAAGTTTGTCAAGTATTGGAGAAGTGAATCATTCGATATCATTACAGGATGGAATGTGAACTCATTCGATATCACATATCTTTGTAATCGTATCGATAAAATCCTAGGTGAAGATGAACACAAAAAGCTATCACCATGGAATCAATCAGATGTTCGTGAGTTTACTGCTCATGGATATCAGAAACAACAGGTTTACAATCTCTATGGTGTGAATGTTCTTGACTATCTAGAACTATATCGTAAACATACATTTGTAAATCAAGAATCCTACAGACTAGATCACATTGCAAATGTCGAACTTGGTAAAAGTAAATTAGATTATTCAGAGTATGGAAATCTGCATACACTTTACAAACAAGACTATCCAAAGTTCCTTGAGTATAATGTACAGGATGCTGTACTGGTCGAAGAACTAGAAGAGAAACTAGGATTGATCGAACTCGTTCAAGCAATGAGTTACAATGCAAAGTGTAATTACAACGATACCTTTGGAATGGTGAAGTATTGGGAAACCATTATCTACAACTTCCTTAAAGAACAAAACATACAAACACCACCACAAAGACTTAGGACTGGTAATGACAAAATGAAACCTATCATAGGTGCCTATGTCAAAGACCCGTTAGTCGGTGGTCATGATTGGGTGGTATCGTTTGACTTGAACTCACTGTATCCACATATCATCATGCAGTACAATATCAGTCCTGAGAAGATGGTAAAAGAATACAAAGAGGATGTATCAATTGATCGATTACTCAACAAAGAATGTAATCTATCATATCTAAAACAACAGAACAACACAGTTTGTCCCAACGGTGCAAAATTCAAAAGAGATCGTCAAGGTTTCCTACCTGAACTCATGGAGAAATTCTATGATGAAAGGAAGCAATGGAAGAGAAAGATGATCGAATATCAGATTGAACGAGAATCTTGTAAAGATCGTAAACGACTTAGAGAACTCGATACTCTCATCAAGAGAGCAAACAACAATCAGATGGTTCGTAAGATTGCACTGAACTCAGCTTACGGTGCATTGGCAAATCAGTATTTTGCATTCTTTTCTATCGATCTTGCAGAGGCAATCACTACATCAGGTCAGTTGATTATCAAATGGTCTGAGAGAACTATCAATGACTTCATGAACAAAACATTAGGTACTGAGGATGAAGACTTTGTAATTGCAATGGATACTGATTCAGTCTATATCACTATGGACAAACTGGTTCAGAAGGTTTTACCCGAAGAGACAGACAAGGGTAAGATCATCGACTTCTTAAACAAATCAGAAGGTATGTTTGAGAAGGTACTTGCAGATGGTTTCGATGAACTATCTGAGTACACAAATGCCTTTCAAAACAAGATGGAAATGGGGAGAGAGGTGATCGCTGATCGTGGTATTTGGACTGCAAAGAAAAGATACATTCTAAATGTCCACGACAACGAGGGAGTTAGACTTGCAGAACCCAAACTGAAAATGATGGGTATCGAAACTGCAAAGTCGTCAACACCACAATGGGTTAGAACTAAACTCACAGAAGCTTTTAAGGTTGTGATGAATGGTACTGAACAAGACCTATGGGAATTCGTAGAGACCTCACGAAAGGAATTTCGTAATCTACCACCTGAACAGGTTGCATTCCCGAGAGGATGTAAAGGTTTAGTCCAATATGCATGTCCAACACATATTTACTCCAAAGGAACTCCGATTCATGTTCGAGGTTCGCTGTTGTACAATCATCATCTTAAAAAGAAGAACATCGACAGACGATATGAAATGATTAAGAACGGAGAAAAGATTGCATTCAGTTATCTAACCGTTCCAAATCCAATCAACGAGAATGTCATTTCATTCACGAATGTTCTACCGAGAGAGTTAGACCTACACCGTTTTATTGATTATGATATGCAATTCAACAAAGCTTTTGTTGACCCTCTAAAAGTCGTAATCAGTTTAATTGGGTGGAATGTTGAACCAGTTGCAAGTCTAGACTCCTTTTTTGGATAAATAGAAATATGGCATACAGTAAAAAGGTCGTAGATAGATTTAATAATGTTCTAAATGACCCTCAGAAACATGCAGTTGGGAGGTTTGACCCCAACGACCCGAATGTTGCAACAGGAATGGTAGGGGCACCCGCGTGTGGTGATGTCATGAAACTAGATTTAAAACTAGACATAGAAGATAGAATCGAAGATGTAAAGTTTAAAACATACGGATGTGGTTCTGCAATTGCATCATCCAGTTTGTTTGTTGATATGTTGATAGGTAAGACTATCTCAGAAGCAAAACAAATACAGGACAAAGATATTGCAGAGATATTAGAATTACCACCGATCAAACTCCATTGTAGTGTATTGGCAGAGGAGGCCATATGTAAAGCAATCGAACACTGGGAGAAAAAAACCAGTAATCGAAAACATAATTACAATAAATAACAATATGTACGAATATAATGTCAAGGTAGTAAAAGTTGTAGACGGCGACACAGTTGATGTCGACATCGATCTAGGATTTGGAATGACCTATAAAAAACAAAGAGTCCGCTTAATGGGCATCGATACACCTGAATCGCGTACTAGGGACAAAGTAGAGAAATTATTTGGAAAAGCTTCAAAGAAACATTTGAAGAATTTAATGGAACAAGCAGAACAATTAACTCTAGTATCCCACGATAAAGGAAAGTTTGGAAGAATCCTCGGTGAATTATTCTCATATCACAATGTAGGACATCCAGTACACGAAGTACATTTCTCTATCAATCAGCAAATGATTGATGACAACCATGCAGTAGATTATGCTGGTGGTAATAAAGAAGAGATACAAGAACAACACATGCAACATAGAACATTACTAATTGAGAAAGGAGTCGTTACTCAGGAAGATATCGACAAAGTGAAATGATTATAGGTTTCCTTGACATCTTCTACATGACAATCATTCTAGTAATATTCGGTTTCATTATTCATCTTGAAGCCCAAGTAAAGACTATCAAGACTATGATCGAGGGATACCTTGATACTAGGAATGGTAAAAAGATGAAAGATTTTCCAAAAAAGAAATAAAACCCCCTTGTAAAATTCACAACTATATATTATAATGGTTATATCATTATGAGAGGTGAATATGTCATTTTTAAAAGACTTAGTTAAAGCAACTGGAAACGAATATGCAAATATCGTATCCGATGGTGTTGCAGCTGGGGATGTAGACTCATTCGTTGATACGGGGAGTTATGTCTTCAATGCATTACTTAGTGGTTCACTACACGGTGGACTTCCAAAAAACAAAATCACTGCAATTGCTGGAGAATCTGCAACAGGTAAAACTTATTTTGCCTTGGGAATATGTAAACAATTCCTAGATGATAATCCTGAAGCTGCAGTAATTTACTTCGAATCTGAATCTGCAATCAGTAAAGAAATGATTGAAGATAGAGGAATCGATTCAAACAGAATGGTTATCGTGCCTGTGGTAACAGTTCAAGAATTCAGAAAACAGGCAATTTCTATATTAGACAAATATCTCGAAACAGATGAATCAGAAAGACCGCCTATGGCAATGTGTCTTGATTCATTGGGTATGTTATCTACAACAAAAGAGATTGAGGATACTGCAGAGGGTAAAGAAACCCGAGACATGACTCGAGCTCAAGTAGTTAAAGGTGCATTCAGAGTATTGACTCTAAAACTTGGTAGGGCAGGTGTCCCTATGATAGTGACTAACCACACTTATGATGTGATTGGTTCCATGTTCCCACAAAAAGAAATGGGTGGTGGTAGTGGATTGAAGTATGCAGCTTCATCTATTATCTACTTGTCCAAGAAAAAAGAGAAGGAAGGAACCGAGGTTATTGGTAACATCATTCACTGTAAGAATGCAAAGTCAAGACTTACAGTTGAAAACAGAATAGTGGATGTTAGATTAAACTATGAAACAGGTTTAGATAGATACTATGGATTACTTGATCTTGCACTTGCAAGTGGTATCTTCAAAAAGTCTTCAACAAGAGTTGAGCTACCAACAGGTAAAACCGAATTTGCAAAAACAATAAACAACAACCCTGAGAAATTCTTCACTGATGAAGTGATGGAAAGACTAGAAGATGTTGTAAGAGATTATTTTAAATATGGAAACGAGAATAGAACAGACGATACTCAAGAATCTGATTCAGAATGAAGAGTTTACACGGAAGTGTATTCCTTTTCTAAGGCCTGAGTATTTCACAGATACATCTGAAAAAACAATCTATGAATTTACATACGATTACTTTCAGAAGTATACTAAACCACCCACAATAGAAGCACTTCTCATAAATCTTGAGAACAGCACTTCCCTTAATGAGAAGACTCTCAAGGACACAAAAT